GTGGTTACACCAAACCGTGTTGTTTTTGACACAGAAACATCGAGAGATATTGAAGGTGCGTTCAAAGAAAATCAAAAGATATACAACGATAATCCGTTTAGATCTTTGAATTACAATGATAGAGATGCAAGAGAAGATTTGATAAGAAGATTACGAGACGACCCTTAATAGATTCTCGGAAAATGAAATCATATTTATAGTTATAGTGTTTTACTAACAAGAGGTTTTTATGTCAGAACAAATAGGAAAAGAGTTCGAATCAGAAGATATTGAAGCTGTAAAAGGTTTACAATCTGATTACGCAACAAACACCGCTCAATTAGGTCAGGTAGAGATTGAACTCTACGCTTTAAATAAACGTCTAAAGCAAATGGAAGATTTGCGGATTAGTTTATTTCAAAGATATGACGAACTGCAATCAAAAGAAGAAGAACTCGTCCAAAAACTCAACGAAAAGTATGGGGACGGCGTTCTTGACTTGGATTCTGGAAGATTTATTCCATCTGGTTCATAATTTGGATTTTTTAATCCATATTTATATCAGAGACAACTATATACTTAATTTTTTGGAGATAAATAGTGGCTAATGAAAGAATTGTAAGTCCTGGCGTATTTACGATTGAGAAAGACCTTTCGTTCCTACCACAAGGGGTTGGTCAGATTGGTGCAGCACTCATCGGTCCAACACTGAAAGGACCAGCGTTCGTACCAACGGTCGTTGAAGGATATTCCGATTTCGTAACAAAGTTCGGTGGAACATATGAGCAATCATATCTTCCTTTCACCGCTAAGAGCTATCTAACGAATGCAGGTAGTGCAACTATCGTTCGTGTTCTTGGTTCAGGTGGTTATTCGCTTAAGCACCCTCTCGTCCTAGTTGCAACTGGTAGCTATGGTTCGAGATTGATTTCTGTACTTCACCCAACATTTGTTGTATCAAGTGCAGATTCTACATCATTGTTCGCAGAATCAAGTGTTGCATCTAATGTGAGTGGTTCGTTTGTACTCACAGTTTCTGGTGCATTCGCAACAGACAACTCGGCATTCACAGGAAATGCAGTAGATGAAAACGGAACACCGTTCAGTGCATCTATTGATCCAAACAGTACATCATTCATTGGTGATCTTTACGGATACGGTGCATATGGTACACACGCTGTTTACAACTACGTTTCATTTGCAAAAGCAGCTTCTGCTTCATTAGCGGCAGATCCTGCATCAACAATCTTTATTCAGACAGGTTCAGCCGCAACACCTGAATGGGACTTCACAAACGATTATCTCGAAGCATCTACACCTTGGATTACATCACAGAAGGTCGGTGCTATCGCAACTAATCTCTTTAAGTTCCACACACTTTCTCACGGTGTTCATGCAAACTATGAAGTTAAGGTCGGTATCGCAAATATTCGTCCAGCTGGAACAATCGCTGGTTCTGAGTACGGTGACTTCGATGTTATTGTAAGATATGTTGATCAGTCAAAGGTTAAGGGTTCACCTTTCACATATGAAGATGATGATCTACGTCCAAACGTAGTTGAAACATTCAAGGTAAATCTTGATCCTAACTCACCAAGATATATTGCTCGTGTTATCGGTGATCGTTATATCACAATTACAAGTGAAGGTAAGGTAGTTGTTAACGGTGATTATGGTAATAAGTCAAACTATGTTCGTGTTGAAGTAACAGACGGTGTTAAGAATGCCGCTAACTCACCAACACTTGTACCGTTTGGATTCCGTGCTCCTGTATCACCAGTTCCATCTGCATTCGTACAACCAACAGCAGCTTCTTATGTAACAGATCAAACTGCGGCTGGTGCTTACAATAGACGTGTGTACTTTGGATTCAACTATGACTTCTCAAATACAGACAACTTTAACTACCTACGTCCATTGCCAATCACAGCAAATCAAACAACTGGTAGCAACGTTGACTTCTATCTTGGAAACTACAATCAACCAGCTGGTGCTAACTTCCCAAGTGCAACAACTGCTTATTCTGGTTCAATAACACTAACAACAAGTACATCAATTGATACTCGTAAGTTTGTTGTTCCATTCCAAGGCGGATTTGATGGTCATAAGCCACATCTTCAAAAGAAGACAGGTACTTACATCGAAGCTGGTAATACACAAGGATTTGACATCTCAACATCGGCTGCTTCTGGATATACATCATACAAGAAGGCACTTGATACAATCTCTAACTCAGACGAGTTTGACATTAACATGATTGTAATCCCAGGTGTTCTTCACTCACTACACTCTGGTATTACAACATATACTAAGGATGTTTGTGAAGACCGTGGTGATGCATTCTATGTAATGGATTCAGTTGGTATTGATGATAATATCGCAACAGCAATCTCAACAGTAGAGGCATTCGATTCAAACTACACAGCTACATACTATCCGTGGGTTAAGATTCTTGACTTCGATAGAAACAAGCCAGTTTGGGTTCCACCTTCTGTTGTTCTTCCGGGTGTTCTTGCATTCAATGATCGTGTTGCCGCTGAGTGGTTCGCACCTGCTGGTCTGAACCGTGGTGGTCTCACAGAAGTTATTGAAGTTAAGACACGTCTTACACACTCAGAACGTGATGACTTGTACGAAGGTCGTATCAACCCAATCGCAGTATTCCCATCAACAGGAGTATGTGTATGGGGTCAGAAGACACTTCAAGGTAAGCCATCTGCTCTTGACCGTATCAACGTTCGTCGTCTCTTGATTGCAGCTAAGAAGTTTATCGCTTCTGCTACACGTTACCTTGTGTTCGAACAAAATACAACACAAACACGTACAAGATTCTTGAACATCGTCACACCGTATCTCGAATCAATCCAACAACGTCAAGGTCTTTATGCCTTCCGCGTTATCATGGATGAGTCGAACAACACACCTGACATCATCGACCGTAACATTCTTTATGGTCAGTTGTTCCTACAACCTGCAAAAACTGCTGAATTCATCATTCTTGACTTCAACATTCAATCAACAGGTGCGGCATTCCCAGGTGCTTAATAGAATAATCGGGGGAGTTGAAATACACTCCCCCAATTTTTCAAACTGATTATATTTATATGAAAGAATGATTTTTAAACTTGGAGAAATAAATGGCTGAATTACTTGACCCTACCGAAATTTTCTTTACGCCATATGAACCTAAACTTGCCAATAGGTTTATTATGTACATTGAAGGGGTTCCAGCTTATCTTATTAAGGGTGCAGCAAGACCAAACGTTACGTTTAACCCTGTTACCCTTGAGCACATCAACGTAAAGCGTATGATTAAGGGTAAGGCAAAGTGGGAACCAGTTACAATCACACTTTACGATCCGATCGTTCCATCAGCTGCACAAGCAGTCATGGAGTGGGTTCGTCTATCACACGAATCTGTAACAGGTCGTGATGGATATTCTGACTTCTATAAGAAGGATATTACATTCAACGTTCTTGGACCAGTTGGTGATAAGATCGAAGAATGGACATTAAAGGGTGCCTTCATCCAAGCAACGAACATGGGTGAAATGGATTGGGGTGTAGATGACCCTGTACAAATCCAACTTACTCTTGAATACGATTACGCTATCTTGCAGTTCTAATTTAGACGCAACAAAAAACGATGGGTATCTCGATTTTTTCGGGATACCCATATTTATTTATACGAACAAAATGTTTCATTTAGTTTTAGGATTAAGTTATGTCACAAGCGCCAACAGGGTACAATTTACCCAACACAGACACGGCACTATCGGATGCGGATTTGAAGGAACAACTAATTAAAGACCACCATCAAACTGCACCAAGAAAATCAAATTTTCCAACAGAAATCGTACCTCTTCCGTCAAGAGGATTGATCTATCCAGAAGATCATCCACTTGCATCGGGTAACATTGAGATGAAGTACATGACTGCAAAGGAAGAAGATATTTTAACTTCTCAGAATCTCATCAAACAAGGTGTTGTTCTTGATAAGTTATTCGAGTCATTGATTGTAACACCAATCAAATATGATGACCTTTACGTCGGGGATAAGAATGCAATCATGGTTGCAGCTAGAATTTTAGGATACGGAAAAGATTATGTAGTGGAAATTGACGACCCGTTTTCACCGGGTACTAAACAAAAAGTTACAATTGATTTGACTCAAATAGAGCACAAGGAGGTGGATTATTCTCTGTTCGAGCAACGTAAGAACGAATTCGATTTCGAACTACCGCAGTCGAAGCGGGTTGTCACTTTCCGACTAATGACACATGGATTGGATAAAGATATTCAGGCAGAGATAAAAGGTATGACAAAACAAATTACTCGTAGTGGTATAGATAGAGAACTTACCACTCGATTGAAGAATGTCATAACTGCTGTTGATGGTGAACGTGGTAGAGCTACTATTAATAACTTCGTTGATAACGAATTGTTTGCAATGGATTCGAGAGCTCTTCGTGCTCACATCAAAGACATTTCTCCTGATGTTGATATGACATTCACATTCATTTCAGATGCCACAGGAGAAGCAAAGGAGATTGACATCCCTATGGATGTCTCATTTTTTTGGCCTGGGTCCTGAATATAAACTAGGATTACACAAAGAGATATTCTCACTTTGTTACCACGGAAATGGTGGATTTACTTGGGATGATGTTTATGGTTTACCGATTCATCTACGAAGATTCTATATTATGGAGATAAACAAGATAGTAGAACAACGTAATAAGGCAGAATCAGAACAACAGAAAAAAACAGCAGCATCTGCTCCTAAATTCACACCATCACGGAAATAAACTTCGGAGTCCACATATTTATAGGTATGTGGACTCTATTCATTTTGAGGTAATTAAATGAAACTTAACGAACATAAGAAACTTCTAATTCAGGAATCAATACTTGAAAAGATACTTCAATGGTATATTGATAAAGAGTATTGGAAAGCTAAGAAAATGTTTGATGACGATCCAGAATTAAAGAGGATGACAAAAGACATTTTGGACCAGATGAAAAAAACATCAAAGAAGATAGAAGATTACTGTAAGAAGCACGGGTGCGCAGAACCAACAAAACACACACAACTATTACCAAAATCAGTAAAGGGTATAAAGTAAACTGATATATGGCAAAAGAAAAAGACAATAAATCTATACGAGACCAAGTTGCGGCTCAACGAGAATTGAATAATGAACTTGCAAAATCAAGGGATTTAATCAATGACATCGTTACAGCCGAAAACGAAAGTTTAAAGACGTATGCTGATAGAATGGATTTGACTTCTCAATTGAATGAGAATGCAAAGATATTGGCAACGTTAAACGTTAGTATCGATAGATTAAGTACATCTCAATCTGATCGTGGTAAACTTCTATTAGAACAATACTCTATACAAAGAGATTTACTTTCAGATGTACAGTCAAAGTATATTGAAATACTTCAAAACTCTAATAACATTGCTAACAGTGGATTCGAAACAATTGATTTAAGTAAAGAACATCAGAAGGTATTAAATGCAATAACCGACTTAGAAGAAAAACGAGACATTCTTAAAGAAGGTGAGTACCAGAAAGAGAAAGAAATACTTGACATCATAAAAGACAGATTGGATGTATCAGAAAAAATGAACGCTAGCCAAGAAAAGGCAAATGATTTGGCTAAGAAATTCTTGGAAAGTACAACATTAGTCGGTCATGCAAACAATGCACTCCTACATAGTATGGAAGGTATCATTGATAGTGTTGGAAGTGGTGGTCTCGGTGTTATAGGTTCATTCTTAGGTAAGAAAGCATCTTCTCTTTTAGAACAAACAAAAGAAAGTATTCAAGAAAAAGTAGTCAAGGCATTCCAAGAGAGTGGTGATTCTGCTGTTAATGCATTCTCACTCGCAAAAATGTCACTTGGTTCCTTCGTTAGATTTGCTCTACCGGCACTTGGTATCGCTGGTCTATTGGGTGCATTCGGACTTTTAATACACACATTGTCACACTTAGATACTGAACTATCTGAGATAGGTAAAGAGTTTGGTGTAACAAGAAAAGAAGCCGATAAACTACACCACGTAACTATTGATATAGCTAATGAGATGAATCTTGTGGGCATACGGTCTTCACAAGTATTGGAGTCAATCAGAGATGCTTCTGTTGCATTGGGTGGACTTAATATCTTAGCAAGATTAAAAGATGGTAGTGCTGGTGCAAAACAACTAGTAAAAGATTTTGCAGTTCTTAAATCGGAGTTTGGTTTTGAAGGTGGTGAACTTGAAAACATACAAAACTTTGCAGTTGCGACTGGTAAAAGTATAGGTCAGGTTGTAAAGGAAACTGTTAAACTTGGAAAAGGTCTACTATCATCTAAGCAATCTATTGGTGTCATCGCAAAAGTATCACCAACGATAGCCCTATCATTCAGAAGAGGTACACAGGAACTTATTAAAGCTGCACAAAAGGCAAAGCTTCTTGGAATAGAACTAAGTGATATACAATCATTCGGTGATAATATTCTAGATATAGAAACATCTATTCAGGCAGAAATGGAAGCTCGTGCACTTACTGGTAAGAACATAAATCTGGACGCAGCACGATATTACGCACTCACAAACGATGTTGCAGGTCTTCAAGAAGAATTACTTAAAAATCTTGGAAGTAGTGCCGAGTTTGGTAAGATGAATAGAATTCAACAACAGGCATTGGCAAACGCATTCGGTATGCAAGTCGATGATGTAACGAAACTCCTTCTTGCACAAGAAAAACTTGAAGATCTAGGAATAAGTCAAAACAGATTAGATGAAATTCAACAAATGAACGCGGAGCAACTTGCCGCTGAAATGAGAACAACCAACAGTGAAAAACTTCGTGGTTACTTAGAAACATTGAAAAGAGAAAAAGAATCTGCATCTATAAATGAACGATTGAGTAACATAATGACCAAGATAAAAGAGAAGATAGCTGCAACAGTATCTCCTCTTTTAGAGATGGCACATAGTTTCTTTGATTCCGCAGAAGGTGCTGAGTTTCTCGATAAAGTCATAAAGGGCGTAAAAGATTTGATAACGGTGATGATACCTGTTGTTAAATTCTTGGCTGAGAATATATGGTTAGTTGTTGCTGCTTTGGCTGCAATAGGAACTGCAAAGATAATAGGTGGAATCACATCAATCATTGGTGGATTCAGATCAATGACGGGAGCTGCACAACAGGCATCAGAAGCTGCTGGTGCTCTTGGTCAATCTTCTGGTGGAATTGCATCTGGTACTAGTGCACTTCAAGGACTTTCAAAGGGTGCATTGAATGCAGTGGTTGCATCCGCCGCTATGATTTTATTTGCAGGATCGGTTTTCATTCTTGCAAAAGCCTTCCAAGAATTTTCTAGTGTTAATTGGGAAGATATGGGGAAAGCCGTAGTGGCAATTCTTGGTATAATTGGAGTATCATTTTTACTTATGGCCGCTGTTAAAGTACTGGCTGTTGCTGCTCTTGGTTTGGGTGCAATATCAATCGCACTTAATATGTTCGGTGAAGCAGTCATGAAGACGGGAACTGGTATGAAAGACATATCAGGATCTATAACTTCATTTGCAGACGGAGTTTCTAAACTAAAAAATCTTGGAGATCTTTCTGGAATCGGTAAAAATCTTAAACAACTGTTTTCTGAAATGTCAGATGCAGTTTCTAAAATAGGAAACCCATCAGAATACTTGAAATTTTCAACTGCTATTAAAAATCTTGGTATAGACAAGTTGGTAGAGTTTGGAAAACTGGCAAAAGTGGATTTAGGAAATGCTGGTAAAAACATAGTTGAAGGCATAAACTCTTTAACAAAAATGACATTTGAAAATATTGATTTTGGAAAATCTTCTGGATTGGAATACAAATCAGCGGGTTTTCTTGGTCTTTTTGGCAGAATTACTCGCGAAGTTGGAACGGGCGTAATTGGTGCCTTTGAACAATTAAATGAGGCATTAGGTCAAATTGAGTTGGATAATGTTGAAGTTCTTGCAAAGATAGCATCGACTGATATGTCAAAATTAGGAACAAGTTTGCAGAAAGGAATTGAATCGCTGGGCAAAATAGATGTTGAGTCAGCTGTACAAAATCTGGAAAAGGTAGGTCCTGTTTTTGTTGCACTTATGGATGCGGTATCAGAAAGTGGACACTTTGGTACATTTAAATCTTTTCTTGAACCAATAAAGCCATTAATGGAATTAGATATTGACAAACTTCAAAAGGTAACACATGGTTTGAAGGCCGTCATATACAATCTGTCCGATATTGGTAAGATGGGTGCACCGGGGTTAGAATCACTTACTTCTATATTTAAAAACTTATCAAAGGCAATGGATGCGCTTGATGTAGATAAACTACGAGATATATCAAACGTGAATGCTGAGAATCTAAGAAAGCTGTCCAGCGTATTTCAACAACCAGTTTCAGTTGGAAATACAACAGTTGGACGTACATCGGTAAATTCTCAACAAACTCAAACACAAACCTCCCATCCAGAGGCAGCGATAACAAACAAGAAACTTGACGAGGCAATTGGAATTCTTCGCCAGATATTATCGTCTACAAATCAACCAGTTTACATTAAGGTTGGTGATAGAACAGTAGAGGCAATAGGCGAAATACTTAGTTTGAAGAGTGTTTGGAATGTTTCGCATGGAAGAACATTCGGAAAATCAACAGACTCTTAATTGAAGATTGATTATTATCTCTAATAATCGTTCGTACATGATATTTATATGTAGTACATTATGGATGATTACTTATGGCATTAATTGACTTATCTTCGGATTTAGCAAAATATCGTTCGGCTGTTAAACCAGATGCAAAAACATCAGAAAACGCTGCCTCTAAAACAACGAACTTAAAGAACTTTGGAAAGTTTCAGCCAATAACTGAAAAGCTTTCTTCTTTTTCTCCGTCGATAAATAAACAAACTCAATCTAATCTCGAATCAAAGATGTCATCTACTAAGTTAGATGAGATAGTTAACGTTCTTAAAGGACAACTATTAATCAACTCTGTTTCAAGTTATAGTCCAATTAATGTCTCTCCTGACTCATATGGAGCTAGACGAGTTTCTTTGGAATCAATCATTTCAAAATTCGGAGACATATCAAACATAAAGTCGGTAAGCAGATTAAACCGATCTGATGTTTTAATACTTAGGGCAAGTAGTGGTACATTCAATTTAGAATCACCAACACCAACCCCATCCGAATCACAAAAAACATTTGATAGAATTAGTCCAGATGTAAATAGAATAAATCAAACAGATAACAAAGAAACATCTTCTCCTTCTGTATCAAATACAAGAGAATTCGAAGGTAACATACAGAATCCAGATGTGGATGTATTAACAAGACCTCTTTCGTTTGATAGACCAACACCAGATATTCTAAAAATTGACGGCGATACATCAAATGACGTTGTTAATCCAGAAACAATTATAAACAGAAGACCTTTATCATTTGATAGAAGATCACAGTCGGTGATCATCAGTAAGGATCTAGTATCTCCTATAAACAACATAACAAATCCAGATGTTGTTCTGGATATAAACCAGTTGACATTTGACCGTGTTGCACAATCACCAAATATCATAACAGATACAATTCAACAAGGATTGGTAACAAACCCAGACACCAAGATATTCAAGGTAGAACAGGGATCAATACATCTAAAAGATCAAAGTAATCTTAATAGAGACGGAAGACCAATACGATTTGTTACAGTTTCTCGTTTGGTAAATTTAGATTCACCTCGTGAAGTAGATACCGCAAGATATGATCAATCTTCTATGCAAACAAGAGATAACAGTAGATTGAATATTGATGGTAATATTCCAAAAACAAATCCGTCTGGAAGAAATGAAGATCCAAATCGTTCAAAGTTTTCTGTAATTGGAACACAGCAAGTTAATTTCTTCCAAGATTCAAATGCTAAAGGATTTGTTGTAAGACAACAAAAGGGACAAACTGAGTACAACTATAATTCTGAATTTGCATGGCAAGGTAATAGAACACAGGCACCTGCAACAAACTTTATAACAGATGTTAACGGTGTTGGATTCACAACTTTTGCACAGGAAGGTCAAACGAATTATTCTGTTCAAAGTTCAAGATTTGGATTCGAAAAACCATCGGGTGTTGATTATTTTGATGTATCAAAGTTAAATACAACTGCTGGGTTTGGTATATTCTCATTACCGTTTGAAACAAACTACAAACCAGAATCATCTAGATTTACTTGGGTTGGTGACAGACAAAAAGCACCAGAGGCAAACTTCTTAGATCTTAATAACACACATACTCAAAAGGGATTTGAAAAGTTTGTTTCACTATATACAACTCGATACAAAACAGATTCGTCGATTTATAATTGGGATGGTAATAGACAACAATCACCTGAAACAAATTTCTTTGATAGAAATGGTGTAAACACAACATCGGGATTCAGTAAGTTTGCTCAACTTTATGACACCAAACTTATTCCAGAATCTTCCAATTACAATTGGGATGGAAATAGACAACAAGCCCCAGAAGTAAATTACTTCGATATTTCATCTGTAAATACAACATCAGGATTCAGTAAGTTTGCTCAACTCTATGATAGTAAATTGATAGGTGAATCATCTAATTTTAATTGGGACGGTTCTAGAAATAACGCACCAGAAGTAAATTACTTTGATGTATCTGGTGTAAACACAACATCGGGATTTAGTAAGTTTGCCAGAATATTTGATAGTAAACTTATAGCAGAATCGTCACAGTATAATTGGGATGGTGTAAGAAATAACGCACCACAAGTAAATTACTTTGACTTGACTTCTGCAAATACAACAAGAGGATTTGAGTCGTTCACACAACAAAATGTGACGAGATACAAAACAGAATCTTCTAGATTTAGTTGGAGAGGAAATAGACAAAATTCACCAGAGGTCAATTTCTTTGATATTGGAGGGGAAGTAACAACTGACGGATTTACAAGATTGGCGGAATCGTATCAAACAAAATACATTCCAGAATCTTCACGATTTGATTGGGATGGGTCTAGATTGTCTGCACCATCAACTGACTTTTTTGGAAATACAAACTCAAACGGATTTACAACGTTTGCACCAAAACTACAATCGGAGTATTCACCTGAATCTTCTGAATATACTTTTGGTGGAACATTACCAACACCTGTTGATTATTTCCTAAATACCAACTCTGATGGATTTACAAACAAATTCTCTTCAACACAATTTAAACCAGATACAAGTAGGTTTACATTTATTGGTAACAAACAACAGGCACCAACGGTAGATTTTCTTGGGAACGAAAATGCAACAGGATTCACAAAGTTTCCACCTGCATTAACAACAGAATATAAAACTGATGTTTCAAGGTTTGCATGGTCTGGTAATAGACAACAATCACCAGAGGTAAACTACTTTAATGATACACCGGCAAAGGGATTTAGTAGATTTGCATTCGAACTTGGGACTGCACTTGAACCGAGAGCAAGTAGATTCACTTGGTCTGGAACAAGACAAGATGCACCAGAGGTTGACTTCTTTAAGATTCCCGGAAAGAACCCAGGTGCAATAGCTGGATTTACAAAACTTTTTGTTGATAAGACACAATCAAAATTATCCGATGTGTATTCGTCGGTGTCTTTCTTCGGGACAACTGTTCGTTCTGGGGTTAGAGATGTTCCATTCACAAAATTCTTTGGTTTCTTGCCAACTGAACGAAGTGGTTTCATGGTAAACATGGACAATCCTAATTTGTCACTGTATCCATTACTCGACCCAATCCTCATAGCAGATGCATCACCTGCAACAAGATATGCAATTGAAACATTCAGGTCACAAAATAAACCACAGAAAACAACAGATGACGTTGGTAGATATGCACCAAAAACTCTTGGTGGTTTGCCTTGGTTTGACGGTACAATATTTTCAACAGCAACACTTGGAAATCAAGTTCCTAACTTGAAGATAAGACGTGGTGCTGTTTATGACGGAAGTAGTTATTTTAGTAAATACGAAAGATTCGCAAAGGAAACAACACAAGGTCTCGGTTATCTTACAAAGTGGGCACTTGCAAGACGTTCACCGTCTCCACTGGATGAACAGTACAACAAGTACAGTTTACAGAACGAAGCCGTAAACAGAGAAGCTGCGTTCTTTAATCAACCGTATGTTGTACGAGGAATTCAACGTCATGGTGAAGTTGAAAACCAACGTTGGGGATTTGGTGTAACATTCGATGACGGATTGATCAGAGGTGGTGCCGTAACACAAGCAGAAAGAATACTACAAGATGTTGTTCGTCTCGGTAAATGGACTGCTAGTGTAAAGGGTGCTCTATTCAATATCAAACAACTTGGATTACAGGCAATGAATCCTGTTGTTGACGTTAACCCTCTAAAATCTGAAAGTGGTATATTTGGTGTATCTTCTACATTGATATATAATCCTGTAACGATGTTGGTTAATGTTGCAAGTGCTCGTGCAGGAATACACTTAGCAAGACATGGACTATTTCCATTTGATTCAAATTATCTGAACAAGTATGAACAGTCAACTCTTGATAGAGAAAGTAGAAACAAGTTTATTAGTCCTGATTACACGGCATTTAAAAACTTACCAACACCGAGTGTAATAGATAGGCAAACAAATTACAATCGTTTGATTGGATTGATGAAAGAACTTCTTCCGAATTCATTCCAACCAGTTTTGGAACCAGCAACAACTGGTGACTTTACAACTGATGCACTTGTTCGTGCTGGAATTGAAGTTGCCAAAAAACTAACAGGGCAAAGTGGTATAGCCAGAATATCGAGTAACTTTGGTGGTGCACAATCTTTCTTAGGAATAGGTGGCACACAAATCAATAGGGCAAGACACCCTTATCTTACTCACTACACAACAACACCATTGTTGATGATTACTGGTGAACAAAAAGAACCACAATACACCGCAGCTGCAAAAAGAAATACATTCTATGCCGCGACCGTTATGTACAAGGACTCATTCAATCTTATCAATTTATTGAAGACCCTTGTATATAATCTACCAGACGGTGCATTTGAATTAAATGATGAACAGGCCAAAAACAAGTCGAATGTAAAAAACATACAGACAAGTACACTAAACAGGATTTTTACACAAAGTCCTTTTGAGAATCTATATGAAAACTTCGATAATAGATTAGGACCTGTTGATGAATTTGCCATAAGAGGCAATTTCAGTAAAGCAAATGGTCCAAATCCAGCACACAATGATGGTGGTAATCCAATTCTTCAATATAGAACTTTGACATATGATAAATTGGCTCCATCAAAAGAAAGAAGAAGAGCAAGACGTGGAAGAACAAACACTGGTGATTTCAACGATTTTCGTGCAGATTTGGATCTAAATGATACAACAAAAGCTTTTGTAACAGATCCAACTGTTTCAAATTACGGTGAAAGAAACCAAGAAGATTTCTTTCGTATGGGCAAACATGGTCTCGTTGGTGTTAATCGAGATAAACCATTTGTTAATTCAATAGAGTATGGTGACGCACCTGCATCAAATGGCGGTCCTGCTCAATACGGAAAATACTCGGTTCCTTTTATAAAGAAAGATCAGGAATTCCGTGGTGATAGAATAAACATCATAGATTACAAAAGAGCTAATTTTGACTTATCAAAAGATCTTGTTTATGAGTTAGGGAAGTATGAAAATAGTTCAAATCCAGGCGCAGAGGATTTTATAGAATTCTATTTTACTGGATTAACTTTATCTGGTAAAGGTGAAAAGCCAGCAGAGGCAATAGTTTTCCGTGCGGTATTCGGTCAAATACAAGATAACCACCAGCCAGAATGGACACCTATCAAGTATATGGGTAGAGCAGATCCACTTTATGTCTATAATGGATATACACGAGAAATTCAATTTGACTTTACCGTTCAGATAACATCTCGTGATGAAATGAAGGCAACGTGGAGAAAGCTGAACTATCTTGCTTCTTGGACTGCACCACAGTACACTTCAGCTGGATTCATGAAAGCACCTATAACAAGATTGAATATTGGTAACTTGTATAGAAAGATGCCTGGATTTATTTCATCTTTGAATTACACATTTGATAATACTGAGACCACTTGGGAAACTGCAAAGTTAAAAGAAGACCAAGACCTATCAGGTCCAAACGCAGCACTAAGTGCACCGGGTGTGTTGCAGTTACCTAAGACAATTAGAGTAACGTGTACATTTACCCCAGTTGGAGTTTATAGACCTGAGTACGGTGGAGTTATGTATTCTCTATATGATGATACAGTCGGTGGTGAATTGGAAAATGGATTAATACCTAATTCTGATGTTAAGGTGAATTACTTTAAGACATATGACGTTACACCAGAAGGTAGAGGACAAATATTGTCTAGTGATAACCAACGATACTTGCCTGTTAGAAATAACGAAGAATCTAGACCACTGGAATATAAACCAGAAGAAGTCGAAAGAGTAACTCAAAACGAATAATACAGAGGTAGTTTATGCCAAATAGATATGAACATTCTTATCTGATTCCTAATGCAAGAAAAGTTGAAAGTGACGGAACTGTAAAAACCGTTAGAAGAATATCAACTATAATGTACCCTTCCAATATTTCTAATGAAGAAACAAAAATATTATCACAAGAGGGTGATAGATTGGATTTGTTGGCAAAAGAGTTTTATGGGGACGAAACACTTTGGTTTATTATTGCAAAGGCAAACGGTTTGGGAAAGGGAAGCTTAAACGTCCCAGCTGGACAAGTTATAAAGATACCTATTTATCAAGAGTACTCCGGTGTCAGTGTTTTGTTAAATAAAGTGAACAGTGAAAGATAATGCCAGTAATACAGACCATAAATAGAGACGGTGTAGAGGAACGTAGTTACAAAAATCCGTTTTTCCAATCAGTAGATAAATTTGTAAGAGATGAACTAACCGTCCGTCAAAATCTTTATGGAAGGCGAGTAAGGGGTGTTGGTGCATCTTACCCTAAACAAGTCGAGTGGTCATATGCAAAAACTGCGTGGGGTATCGTTACTTCAAAAAATGTTAAGGGTATAACACTAGGACTTCCTGGTAGTCGAGTAATGTCAGACAATAAAGGTAACATAACACTATATAATGCATCGAGAAATGTTCCCAACAAACCTCTTCTAACCGAAATAGAAATAACAAATGAAGGGAGACTCGGATCGCTAGTCAGAGCAACTTTTAAATTTACTATTTTTCCAGAATTAACTGAAACTGGATTCAATCTAGATGGTATAGAGCGGGCATTTTTTGTTCCAGGAAATGAAGTATCAATTAGATGGGGATGGAGCGTATCTGGAAATAGTAATAAAGCCTCTCAGGGTGAATTTGATGGAATCATATATAATTTCAACTGGTCTTTAAATGAAGATCTTTCTGTTTCCGCTGCTGTTACAGCAGTAACACCTTCTGGTATGGCACTTGGTATATCCGCAGAGCTAACTACTAAAACAGATATAGACGGATCTGATTCACAAGTAGTTGATGCTGCTGAGGTAGAACTTAGAGGAAGTAATCTTATAAAAGTAATTGATGAAGATTTGGCTGCATTAGGTGCTGGTTCTGGATCAATACAAGTTGGAGAAGGTCAAGCGATTTATGTTCCATCGAATGATACACTGAGTAAAAAAATAGATTACGTTGCAATTTCACTACCATTCCAAGAATCCGAAGAAACTAATGTAGATGATTTACCACCTCCAATAACACAAGTCTTTTGGTATGTAAAACTTGGATCTATTGCTGAATTCATAAATAAAATTTTAGCAGATTTCGATGATCCTATAAAAACAATATTTAGGGTTCAAGCTTTCGGAAACGAAACACAATATTTGAAAGATGTGAAATCTGCATTTCCACTTGATGTTTATTTCCCAGATTATCAGATGGGAACATATGGTAATATCAGTCCTTTTACGGAAGAGCGAAGTTTCTTAACAGAAGAAGTTACAGAAGGAACAATAAACATAGGTAATATATTAATTGGTGTTGATTATCTTAAATCCACATTTGAAGGTTTAATTGAAGAAAATTCTTCTAACATAAATTACAAGAACTTAACAAAGTTTCTTGAAGAAGTAACCAAAAAAGTAAATCACGCGAGCGGAAACACATATCAATTAACAAGTATATTATTTGAACCAAAAATAAATAACATTGAAGATTCCACGGGTAATTCTATTTTATCAATAGAAGACTTTAATATCCAAACCAATTTTCAAGTAAAGCCATATAGATTTGATTCTACAATATTTAAACCAATAATTAGAGACGTAAATATATCATGTTCACCACCTGGTCCATCGGCAACAGCAGCATTTGTTGCGGCCAGAGGAAACACAAAACCAGAAACAAGTGATGTTCAATTAGCAACAAATGAACAGAGGGATAAACGCGTTTTTTGGAGAGAATATATTACTGCTCTTAGAAATTTACAATCTCTTGAAAAGGTTGCAAAGGCAAGAGGGTTTAATACAAATTGGTCTGAATCGTATCGTTCTTATTTAGTTAAGTATAAAAAAACTTATCTAGGCAGCGATGCTCACTGGTTGTACAATTCGATATATCCGATTAATTTTTCTGTAACAATTGACGGTATAAACGGATTTAAGTTTGGTGATGCATTATCTACTCAAATGGTTCCACAAGTATATAATAGTGATTACAATATGATTTTTACAATCTCAAAAATAATTCACTCCATAAAAGAACACGATTGGCAAACTACGATAGAAACTAACGCCAGAATAACAACAATACCTGGTGATTTTGGACCTGAATATGACACAATACCTGCTTCAGTTCCCGGACTGACATCACCGGAACGTCAACAAGTGGGAGAACAGTAGTGGCTAAACGTAAAAAAATATACTATCCAGATAGTCAAATAGAAAATGGTCTTTTCACAAAAGGAAAAGAGTGGATGACTATTGATGATTGGAAAGAATATGTAGGGTACTATCACCGATATTCAACTGGTGAGGTATTCACTGAAAGAGAATGGAATCCACTAAAATCTCAAAAATTGATTCGATATAAAGATAGAACAGATTCATACTTCAAGTATTTAGATTTGAAAAAATATGTTGTTATAGACGACGATAAGAAAGAAATAATTGGTTCAAACATTTTTTCAAGATATACTGCACCTAGGGCAGTTAAAAGAGTTCCATCTGATTCTGAAATAAAAGATACTTTCATGACACGTTACTTTGTAATTAAACTAAATGAACCTGGTAGGGTTTGTTATGAAGTAGCCCAATCGGAAGTAAAAACACTGAATACAAAAAATACTGGAATAAATCAGTACCTTTATGACATTATAGAAGTTCAGTGGAAAATAGATGGTCCTGAATTTGATAAATACGAAAACGGTCTTTTAAAATATCCGGGTGTTGTTGACACAAATCTAAGAATTGTTGAAAGACTTTCAAAAAAATTTCCTATATTGAGTAAAATTCTAAACAACCCACGAGAACACTCAAAATACGATAGATAGGAAATATGTTTAAAGATACCCCATGTATCTGCATCCCATTCTTTTCAAATAACAACTTCCACTCGTCTGAATCGGAAGTTGTTGGATTGTATCTATACTTCATGGACGGAAAAACTCAACTGGTAAACCTTACTCATCCAGATGCTCGTGAAGATGGTATTTTACTCGATGACATAAAACTACATCCAAATTCACTTGTTCTAAACAAGAAGAGTATGTTGTATCATGGCTTCGACTATGGTATAGACCTAAACTCATACTTACACTACTATATTCACGATCACG